TTTATCACGGGGTTTACGAACGGCGGAAGTATGTACTTTAGTAAACCCAGCGCCAGCAAAGGGTTACAGAAGGGGTAATTTTTAGTTATCCACAGGGCCTATTTAGGCCAGCCGTCTTTCGGTCGTTTTTTCTTGAGGGCGTTTTGAACAGCCTTATCCCAAGGCTTGTCAGTTTTGACTCGCTCTGGTTCTGGTCCTGTCTTTTTACTTTCAGATTTTGATTTCTTCATAATCTCAAATCATACATAAAAATATTTTTTCAATTTCTGAATAATTTTTTGCACATAGATAGTGCGTATAACCTTCAGATTAAACATATCCACCAGACGATCTCTCTGGCAGTAAAATTACCCCTTCCACAGTAAGCGCATGAATACAATGTGATTGGTGCGTAGCAACATCAACACAAGCCAGAAAATCATCATTTTATCCACAGAAAATACAATCAATAATAACAACGAAATACACATCATATTGTGGTTTAATTAGCACTTGAATACATTTTATTGTGGTGCTATAGATCAAAGTTACACAATATATTTCATTTCATTCTTTAAGAAATGAACATATGGAGGTTGTTCTTCATGGAAGAAACGAAGGGAGCGTGCCTGCTTTTCTTCCAATAAAGCCGCGATTTGCGGTCGCGTCCGACGGGCTTGTCCGCCGGAAGGAGGTGAGAGCATGGGCTGCGAAACCAAACCCCGACGAGTTCGGGAAGGCAAAAAGCCTGGGCCGAAGACCGTACCCGTGAGACCACACAGACGGTCAACGCCCAAACCGTGCAACTAAGTTAGCCAATGGCTAACCAGCTAGGCGGCAGGCACGCCACCCCTTCAACTAACCCCGGTTGGCGGAAACGGAGACGCAGTGGCTTTGGGAGTCACCGGCATTACGCCTTGAGGGTTCGATCCCCTCACCGGGGACCTTTGTTTAGTTTGGAGATGGTGTCGTAAACCCAAGTATACATGGGTTTCGAGAGTTTCATGGACTCTCGTCAATTACCGCATTGTAAGCGGTGTTGGCGATACCATTTCCGCCATTCTGATTACCCCATACTAATCCAGTTCCTAGATAAGGGGATATATCAATCCTTAATATCTATATATAGTAGTTTAAGAATGATTGGAAATCCAATCTTTTTTGATTGGAAATTGCATGTAAAATTCCTAAATGGCAAAAAAACGTGCTACCACAGGCCAATCGATACAGTTTGACTTAACTGCGAAAATGGCTGCCTATGTGAATGACCTGATGGACGAAGAAGGTTTTGGTAACCAGCCTGCTTCGATTGTCCAGGCTGTCTTTTGGGAGGGCATTAGGGCGCTCATCGACAAAAACTCCATAACACGCCGCCCAGGAAAAATAGAAAAAGACTAACTTTTTACTTGACGAAATGCCTTTACTCAACTACAATATTAGTCAGAGTATGCGCCGGATACCGGGTCTGGTTCCGGGACTGTTAGAAGTTTACCATTCGCACTTTTCCAAAACTCAACCGTCTGAGCTTTAGATTCTGTTTTCTGCCAGCCAAGCTTTACAAGCGCGTTATCCAGCTCATCCTTGCTGTACAAGCGCATTGCGGCCATTTGTTATGCGGCCATTCTTAGCTCAAAGCAACGATTGGTATTTTCCTTCCTGATGCCATCATCTTTCGCGGCGGCCAGAAATTCATCAAATGTCATTAACGGAATTGCTTTACACAAGATGCCATAATTAGCTTCCATAAGTGTCTCAATTACACCCGTTATGTCATCAAACGCACGTTTCAGATCATTGCTCCCAATATGAAGCCCCAGGACATCAGTAGAATTAAAGTAGTGATACCTATCAAAATTGTGGTAGTTCACCGTAATAATAATGGTGTCTACAACAGGCTTTAATGGGACTATTTTTTCTCTCATAAAAAACGCCTTTAACGCCCAGTCAGGACGCGGGTTATCAATATTTATCAAGTTTGTGCAAGACAGCATAGATACAACAGATTAATTATATGATTTTTTGCGTTGTTTTTCATGTGATTTACAACACAATTAGCCACTAACTATCATATATCCCTGATAAGTGACAATAAAATAACTGAAAAATCATCATTTTGGTGTACAGACATTAGCTTGTTGATTGGTTAAGCTGATCATGTTTCTTGGTTGCCCCCGCGGCATAATTCCCCCCACCCAAGAAACCAACCCCTCCCCGTGACCGAGGGGTTTTTATTAAACTATGTTTCGTAAAGTACATACTTCCGCAAAGACTGCAAAACGAGGGCCGCACAAAAAAATGCAATACCAAAATGGGCAAATTTTGAAAAAATAGAACAAATTTATCATAAAGCACGAATATCTGGCCTCGAAGTAGATCATATTATCCCATTGATAAGTAATAAAGTTTGTGGCTTTCATTGTGAAGATAATCTGCAACTTTTGTCTAGGACAGACAACATCAGCAAAGGTAATCATTATTGGCCTGATGGATTTTTTAATTAAATACTTGACATTTTCATTTTTAATGAATATCTTTATATATAAGTTAATGACCGTGAAAACATAAGTTATTAACGATGTAGTTCCGATAATTCTTTTTTAGAACCGGATGAACGCCTCAAAGTAGGCACTACGCCATTAGTAGTAATTGGTAGAAGCCGGCCCCCTCTAGGACAAGCCCTTCGAGAATGATTATTCTCATTTTCCAGGAGAGCATTGTAATGTCCGTAAATATACCTTCGTGGTACGTCCAGCAATATTCCACCAACATCGATCTGTTGTTACAGCAGAAGGGCTCCAAGCTCTCCAGCGCTGTTTCAATGGGTTCTTATGTCGGCACCCAGGCCTCTCCCGTCGATCAAGTAGGTTCGATTGAAGCCAATACGGTCACCTCGCGTTTCGCCGATATGCCGCGTATTGATGCCGCACTTTCCCGGCGCTGGGTCACACCGACCGATTACGATGTGCCGCAGTTGATTGACAGCTTTGATAAATTGCGCCTCCTGACCGATCCGGGCAGCCGTTATGTTGAAAATGCGGTTTATGCCCTGGGCCGCAAGAAAGATACCGCCATCATCAATGCCTTTACCGATGCCGCGAAAACCGGCGTCGCTGGTGCTGGCAGCACCATCTTTACCGCCGCCAATGAAGTGGATGTCTCCACCGGCGGCGCCAACTCACGCCTCAATGTCGCCAAAATCAAGGCCGTTAAGGAACTCATGCGGGCCAACTTCGTGGACTTTGACAACGATCCGGTCTATATCGGCCTGACCGCCAAAGACGAATCCTCTTTGCTGGAGGATATCCAGATGGTATCCTCTGACTTCAATCAGAGGGACACCCCGGTTTTGCAGGACGGAAAGTTGACCCGTTTCCTCGGCATGAATTTCATTTATTGCGAACTGATTGAAAGCGTGGCTGCCGGTACGAATGAAGTGGATGTGCCGGTGTGGGCAAAATCAGGGATGCACTTGGGCGTGTGGAATGAAATACAGGCTTCAATTACGGTGCGCAATGACATCCAGAGCGAACCGTGGCAAGCCTATGTCAAGATGACCTGCGGCGCGACCCGGCTTGAGGAAAACAAGGTATATTCAATAGAGAGCTATAGAGCATAATGGCTTTAAATATTACAGATATTTACTGGCTGGCCGGATTTATGGACGGTGAAGCATGTTTTTCTATGTGGGGCAAAACGCCATCTATCACGATAGCGCAAAAGGAAATGTGGCCACTTGAAAAAGTACATAAACTTGTTGGTGGTAAATTCTATAAATTCAAGAATTGGGGAACCAATAAAGAAACTTTTTATAATTCCCTGCATATTCATGGCAAACGCGCTATCGGCCTGATGATGACGCTTTATTCTTTGTTGTCCCCAAGGCGACAAGAAAAGATTGAAGAAATCATTGCCAAATGGAAATTAATACCTTGCCGTGGAGAACATAACAGAATCAAAACTCATTGCAAACGCGGTCATGAATTTACGGAACAAAATACATACATGAAAGCAGACGGTTCTGGCCGTGAATGTAGGAAATGCCAGAAGATACATAACGAAAAGTATCTCTCAAAGAAACAAGTTTTACAGATAGCTTAACTTAACGTGGAGAATTAACATGGCGGTAGCCAACACTAAAAGCACTTTCATTACCAATGCCGATGCCGATCCCAAGGTATTGACCAGCGATTATATCTCCAAAGGCACCCTGTATGAGGCCGTCGGCACGGTCGAAGTTGCCGCCGCCGATGACGATGGTTCTGTTTATCGCATGGTACGGGTACCGTCAAACGCGCGCATCACCAGTATTCTGACTGGCTGCGACGCCATCACCCTTGGCACCTCCTATCATCTTGGCGTCTACCAGACCGCCGCGAATGGTGGGGCCGTGGTGGATGCTGATGTCTTTGCCTCCGCCGTTGATTTATCCAGCGCGCTTGTATTTACCGAGCATATGCTGGAAGCCACCGCAACTGACATTGACAAGGTGGAAAAACGGTTATGGGAATTACTGGCGCTGGCCGCTGATTCCATGCGTGATTACGACATCTGCTGGACGAGCGTAACCAATGGCACCGCCGCTGGCACGATTGCGACGAAAGTGAAGTACGTCATCTAATGGCCGACCGGTTCTACAGCGTCATCCTCGGCGAGAACATGCAGCACATGGTCACGGAAGGCGCAGCCACGTCCTCGGAAGCCATTGAACTGCGTGTGGCCGATACGATTTATACGAACAAACTGCATGTGCTGATGGGGCTGAAAGCCATTGAAGCCTATTTGCAAATGAAAGAAACAAGTCCGATTGCTTAACTTGAGGGAATACTATGAGTGTCCTTGACAATGTAACCATGCTGGGCGAAGCCGGTACAAGCCGGGTCGCTGATGGCGTATCCGCCAAATTGCGGCTAGGCAAAGACCGTGAATTGATTACCGGCATGGCGCACAGTCTCTATGCGGAAGCATCGGCACGCGGCAACCTGTACATGGCGAATGCGATTGTCACCGCTCCAGTCATCTGGACGACCGAAGCGGGCACCGGCGGACCGCTGTTGTGGAACGGCTCGACGACCAAGAAAGCGAGTATTCTGGCGGTTGGCTGGGGTATTTCGGTGGTGTCTACAGTGGCCGCAGCCATTGGCTTGACGGGCGGCAGTGGACAACCGGCGGCACCGACTACTGCGACCGCGATTGACAGTTCCGCTAATCTGTTGATTGGCGGGGCCGCATCAGCCTGTACGCCGTACCGGGTAGGCACGACCGTAGCGAACCAGTTTTTCCTGCCCTTGGGTAGCGTATCTACAGGCGCCCTGACAGTTACTATAGGAGACATGAACTGGGTACGATTAGATGGCTTGATTACCGTGCCGCCGTCCTGTTTCGTATCGGTTGCGGCTTCGGCCACGGCGACGACACTGGTGGCGAACTTCGGTATCATCTGGGAAGAGTTAGACGTAGGTTAGATAATCCATGCATTTTAATACGGGTCGCAAGCAAAGCGCGGCCCATATTTTCAAACGTGTTGAATCTATGCGTAATTCTGGCGGCTATGCCAGATCTGCGGCTGCACGACGGGCTACGCGCCACCCGAATCGAGACGCATTGAAAAAAGAGTATATGCGTGTGTGGCGACAGAAAAATCCAGAGAAAGTAAAGGCAGCAAAGCGTCGATCTACGGAAACGAAACGAGTCCACTTAACAAATTACGAAAACAACCGACGGGCTGGAAAACTACAAGCTACGCCAAGGTGGGCTAACTTAGATTATATTGCCGGAATGTACGAGGTTTGCGGTTTATTTCGGTCTATCTGGCTGGATTTAGAAGTTGACCATATTGTGCCACTAAAAGGGAAAAACGTGTGTGGGCTCCATGTCGAAAACAATCTTCAATTACTTCACGCTAAAGATAATAGGGTGAAGAAAAATAGGTGGACTGACGTTCTTGCCTATTAGACGTTTAATTTATTCCAGAATATGCTATATACTGAAAGGGCGCTGATTGCGCCCTTTTTTAATTAAGGTTTCGCGTATGCCATGAGCAGTGAAACAGAAATTTGTAACCGTGCCCTGCAAAAACTGGGGGCCGGAAGAATTACCTCATTGACGCAGGATTCGGCCAATGCACGCTCCTGCAATGTCGCCTATGAGCCGATCCGCGATGCGGAACTTCGCGCCCATCCATGGAGCTTTTCAGTAAAGCGGGTGCAACTGGCGGCACTGGCGACCGCACCCACATTCTATTTTGATAATCAGTTCCAGTTACCCTCCGATTTTTTACGCCTACTGCCACGGGATCGCTTTGATAATCTTGCGGATCTGGACTGGACGATTGAAGGGCGCAATTTATTGACGGATGATGCGGCGCCGCTCGATGTCCGTTATGTCGCGAAAATTACCGATCCGAACACGATGGACGCACTGTTCCGCGAAGCCTTGTCCTCCAAAATCGCCTATGAACTGTGCGAGGAAATAACCCAAAGCAATACTAAAAAGGAAGCTGCCAGAACCGATTATATCATGGTGATCCGGGAAGCACGCCGTATCAATGCGATAGAAAAAACGGCCGAATATTTGCCTGAAGATGAATGGTTGACGGCGCGGGCTTGACATGTCGCGTAGTTCACCTTTGCAGTCATCATTCAGTTCCGGTGAATTTAGCCCGCTGGCCTCCGGTCGCGTGGATTCACAGCGTTATGCCGCAGGGCTGACGACGTGTCTCAATTACATCCCGGCCATCCAAGGTGGATTAGCGCGGCGTCCTGGCACCAAATTTGTGGCTGAAGTCAAAACCAGCAGTCTGGCGACCCGCATCATTAATTTTGAATTTTCGACGACGCAAGCCTATATCATTGAATTCGGCAATCTCTATGCGCGTTTTTATAAAGACAATGGCTCGATCACCTTGACGACGCAAGCCATTACCGGCATCACCAAAGCCAATCCAGCGGTAGTGACTTATACCGGGGCCGATACCTATGCCAACACTGATCGTATATTAATTACCGGCGTACTCGGCATGACGGAAGTTAATAATCGTGAGTTTACCGTCGCCAATGTTGACGTTGGGGCCAATACTTTTGAACTCTCCGGCATTGATAGCACTGCTTATACGACCTATGCGAGCGGCGGTACTATTGGAGAAATTTATGAAGTAGTGACGACCTATGCGACCGCCGATCTGTTTACGCTTAAATTCACGCAATCGGCGGATGTGCTTTATATCACCCATCCCTCCTACGCGCCGCGCAAGCTCTCCCGCACCGGGCATACGTCGTGGACTTTGACAACGATCACCTTTCTGGATGGGCCGTATCTATCAACCAATACTACGGCCACTACTTTAACCCCCAGCGCCGCAACCGGGGCCGGGATTACCGTGACCGCCTCGGCAGTGACCGGTATCAATGGCGGCAGTGGGTTTTTATCGACTGATGTCGGCAGGATGATCCGTATGCAACAGGGAACGGTGTGGGGTTATGTCAGAATTGTGGGGTACACGTCGACCACTGTCGTTACGGCGGATGTGGTCAATACCCTGACTTCGACGGCGGCCAAAGTGAATTGGCGGCTGGGCGTGTGGTCAGACACGACCGGCTATCCCTCCTGCTCGACCTTCCATGAAGATCGACTGGTGTTCGGCGGGGCTTTAGGATCACCATTACGGCTCGATGCCAGTAATTCCGGGGATTATGAAAACTTCGCACCCTCCGGCACCGACGGCACGGTGATCGCCAGTAACGCGCTGGCCTTTACCTTGAACTCCAATGGTGTCAATAATATTCAATGGCTGATCAGCGACGAAAAAGGATTGTTCGCCGGGACGGTCGCCGGAGAATGGATTATCCGTAGTTCCAATCTCGGCGAAGCCCTGACACCGACCAGTATTAATGCCCAGCCGACGACTTTTTACGGGAGTGCCAATTTACAGGCCATCCATTCCGGCAAGGCCGTTGTTTTTGTGCAGCGCACCGGCCATAAAGTGCGGGAATTGAATTACTTTTTTGACGTGGACGGGTTTCAGTCTACGGACTTGACCGAAATCGCCGAACACATTACCCGTGGCGGCATTGTGGATTCCGCCTCCATGATCGATCCGCAATCGTTGTTATGGTATGTCAGAAGCGACGGCGTGCTGGTCAGTTCCACCTATGAGCGTTCCGTGGATACATTGCGTATCGGTTGGGCCAGGCAGATCATCGGCGGGGTGAGTGATGCACTGGGCAATGATGCGATTGTCGAAAGCATCGCCATCATTCCTTCTGTGGGCGCGGATCATGATGAGGTCTGGATGGTGGTCAAGCGTTATATCAATGGCGGCACGAAACGGTTTATTGAATACATGACGGCCTTTTTTGAAGATGATGATCTGCAAGAAGAAGCCTTTTTTCTGGATGCCGGATTGACGCTCAATAATACGATTGCCGCCACCCTGACTCCGGGAACCGGTGCCAATGTTAAAGACACTACCGGCGTGACCTTTACCGCTGGATCGAGCGTGTTTGTATCTGGCGACGTCGATCGTTATATCCATTATCCCTATGTATTGAACGGCGTTAATTACAAGGCCATCGCCAAGATCACCGGCTATACCTCCGGCACGGTCGTCACAGCGACCATACAAGCCGCGTGGCCCAATTTAACCTTGATCGCTTCCGCCCTCTGGCGCATGACGGTGACGACCGTTACCGGCGGTTTCCATCTTGAAGGCGAAACCGTGAGCATACTAGCGGATGGTGCGCCATTAACGGACGAAGTAATGACCTTGGGCGCAATCACGCTGGCGAGTCCGGCATCACTGGTGCATGTGGGTTATAATTACAACAGTGATGGGAAATTATTGCGGCCAGAATCTGGTGCGCAGGACGGTACGGCCATCGGCAAAACGCGCCGGATTAACCGGATCGCCATGATGCTGCATCGTACCCTGGGGCTTAAAATCGGCAAGGATTTTGACAATCTGGATACCGTGGTATTCCGTACATCAGCGGATGAAACTAATCAACCGCCGGAATTATTTACCGGCATTATTTCAGAGAATATTGATTTTGATTATGATATGGACAATCAATTTTGCTGGCGGCAGGATCAGCCGTTACCAGGCATGATTCTGGCGATTGCGCCACAAATGACGACCCAGGATCGATTATGATTGAAGTCATCAACTTTCTGCCTGAGCATGTGGAAGAACTGGAACGGCAAAATGCGGACATGAAATTCAGCAAGTATTTTACCCGCGAGCATTATCAAGCGCTCGAAGATTCGCCGTGGTCATTTACTGGCGTCGTTTCCGGGCGGATTGTCGGTTGTTCCGGCGTGATTCCGTATTGGGAAGGCCGGGGCGAGGCGTGGGCCATTCTGGATCGATCCATGCGTCATGAGTTTTTATCCGTGCATAACGCCATCAAGCGTTTTCTGGAAGTCTGCCCGTTACGGCGCGTGGAAGCCGTGGTGGATGAAAATTTCAGTAAAGGGCATAAATGGATTACACTGCTTGGGTTCAGGAAAGAAGCAGATGTATTAACCGGCTACTGGCCGGACGGCAGTAATGCGGTTTTGTATGCGAGAATAAAATAATGGCAGCAGCATTAACTATTATCAGCACGCTTGTCAGCGTCGTCGGCGCGATACGTCAGGGACAATCGCAAGCGGCGTCGTCAGATTATAATGCGGCAGTCGCCAGAAACAACGCCGTTTATGCGCGTCAAGTCGCAGCGGAAAATGAGCGGCGGCAACGCATCCTTACCCGGAAAACTATTGGCGGGGCAAGGGCTGGATATGGCGCGTCCGGCGTCACGCTGGAAGGCACACCGCTGGATGTACTGGAAGAATCCGCCGCCAATGCGGAACTCGATGCATTGACTATCCGTCATCAGGGGGAGCTCGCCGCCCGTGGTTATGAGAATACCGCTACATTGGATACTTTTGCAGCCTCCGGCGCCCGTACCGGCGGCTATATCTCCGCGGCGGATGAATTACTGACGGGCGGGGCCAAACTTTATAACAACTATAATCCGCCGAAATTAACAAGGACGGGCTGATGCCGAATATCCGCCCCTACGAAACCCAGACCGATATTCCGCCGAATGCGCCAAGCGGACGCGCTGCCGCTGCCGGTGCCGGTGACTTTGGCGGGTATGCCGCGCAAGCCTTCAGCAACCTGGGCGGCACCATCGGGCAAATCAGCGATGAAATGGAGCGGCGCAGAAAGGAGGAAGAGGAAAAACTGAAACGCGCTGAAGAACAGGCGGAAGTCTCGGAACTTAATGTTAAAATCAGCAAGGCGCAGGAAGAATGGTCTACCAATCTCGATGAGCGGTTAAATTCAGCGGCCCCCGGCGACAAAACTATTGTCCCAAAATTTACCGATGAACTAGATAATTATTTTTCACAACTCGGACAAGATATAAAAACTGAAAAAGGCAGGCAATATTTTAATGAACAAACCGCCAACCTTCACACCCATCTTTTAACAGCCGCCTATCAAGGGCAAGCAAGACTCGCTGGCGTCAAAGCCAAGGAAGATTTTAATACGGCGCTTAATTCTTCATCTTCGGCGCTGGTGAATGATCCATCTTCTTTCTCGATCACCTTGCAAAGGAATAATGCTTATATCAATCAACTGGTTGATTCAGGTTTATCATCGGCAGACGCCGCGCAACTTCGCATCAACAGCACCAATGAACTGGCAACGTCCGCCATCCGGGGCTGGATATCCTTGTCGCATCAAGAAGCTAAACAACAACTGGACAGCGGCCAATGGAACGACTTTATTGACGGCCAGACCAAAGTTCAAATGTATGGCGAAATCGAACAGGCCGAACGCGCCGAACGCATTGAAACTGAAAGACAGATCAGCAGAAACCAGACTAAAAACTATTTCGATCTATATAAACAAACCAGAGACGCGGAATCTGAAACAGAACTGGAACTGGTCGATGAGGAGATTAATCGTTTATATAATGACAGTAATGAATTAGGTACTGGCGGGTTGACTGACGGTCATGTATTCAAGTTATCTGGTATTGTTGACAGCCGCAGGGAGAAAATTGGCAAAATAACGTCTGCCAGAGAAGATATTGATTCACGCCTTAAAATTGGTATGGGGCTGGATAGTTCCATTAAAGAGCATCGTGATTATGTGGATCAGGTTTATGAATCACTGGAAGTACCTGATGAAAATATCGGTGAGTTTGTTTCTGAATATCAGATTATCCCTGCTTTTGTTAAAAGCCGGGTGACAACCGGGCTGTCAAATCCTGACAATAATACGGTATTGGAGACGTCCAGGATGGTGAAATCCATCCATGATAATGCTCCTGTTGCCTATCGCCAATTTAATGATTTTGAAGCAGCAAGATTCATGGAAATTGCGGCACTTGAAGAAAGTAGCTTTCCCGATCCGGTTAAGTTTGTAAAAAATTCACTCACGCGCAGCAGTGAGGAAAAGACCGCAATTAATGAACATTACAAACAGGTCAAGGGCAAGGACAAAGATCGCAATACCAATGCGTTTGCGCTTGGAGATTATATTCAACGTGACTTTGAGCAGGAAAACGAACGTCATCGACAAGAAATCTTTGGTATTGATTTCCCGGTTCCGTTCACTACCGCAGCCGATCCTGATCCACAGGTCACGGCACGTTATGACAATCTGGTACGCGCCCATTTTGAAAACATGGCGATCCCAGATATGGACACGGCAAGGGAAAGGGCATGGGAAAATCTGAAAGACACGATTGAACTTGATCTGACCAAACCACAAGCCCCGGCGATCCGGAACATCCGGCCAGCGGAAGAAGTCCGCAGGGGTTACGCGAATAAACTTGCCAATTTGAATACCGATGAAATCGTGAAGGAAGCTGAGCTACTTGCCGGGAAAACCAATCAGGCCGCAACGGAGTTTGAAAACATCCAGAAACGGATTAAAAGTGGTGAAACCGTGAGTGAAAAGGAAGTGGAAAAAGTGATCACTCAACTGAATGAAGGCACCGCTAAAGCTGAAATCTTGCAGGAATACCAGTCCGGGTTCATGAACAATCTTGATTTTGGATCATGGAGCAAAGGCGGGCTGGCCGGGATGGTGAGATGGTATTTCAAACGCAAGGGTGAGGAGGCGGCAGATCTGGAGTTTGCCGGACGGATCAAATCACTGGATGCGGAAATCAAGCAAATGGAATCCCGCGATCTGAATGATGATGAAACAAGACAATTACACAATCTCAAAAACCAGAAACAATCACTGATTGATACGTTTGATGACATTATCACCGAGCGTTATGAGGACTTTAATCAGGCCGTAGAAAAAGCCGAGCAACAGGAAGATATTGACTTTGGAATGATCTTTGAAGCGGCCAAGAATGATCCGGGCGGGCTCTCTGCCCATTTAGTCAATGCAATGATTGCTGATCCTGAATATTTTGCTGTTCCATTGGGCGCACTTAGGACGGCAGGACTTGCAGCAAAGACCACTGCACAAATGACGAAGGCTGCACAAATGACCGCCAAGATCGTCGTTGGTGCCGGGTCAGCCGGAGTGATGGGCGCAGTTGCGGAAATTCCGATATCAATGGCACGCCAGTTGGGTGATAGTGATGTTATTAGCAGTAAACGCACACTGAATGAAGTACAGATTGCAGCAGGTGCAAGCGCCTTGTTTGGTGCATTTCTTGGGCCATTCGCAAAAGCAAAAATTCCAAATAAAGAAGCGCTCAAAAAAGCATTAGAGAAATCCATCAGTGAAGGCGGCGATGTTCACACCTCCATCAAGTCTGTTCTGGATTCTTTCGGCATTGAAAAAACGGACGTGGAAATACAGAAGTCTATGGACACGGCCGGAGAAAAAGCCGGGATTAATTGGGGTGAAGTCACCACCGATCTTGGCGCAGCACCGCCTAAAGAACCATTAGCAGGAAATGTGATTGAATTTCAAGCAAGCGTCGGCAAGACCATAAATATTATCAGGGACAGGAAAGGTGGTGTCATCGTTGAGTATAGCGGCGTTAATAAACTTAATCTCGCGCCGGATGAGGTATTGGAAGCGCAAGTCCCAGCCAGCCAGATTGCAAACCTATGGGAAAATCTTAAAGCAGGTGAATGGGAACTGATCAATGTTGATGCTCTGCCTTTCAACAAGAACAAGGTTGAGATCATCGTCCCCGGCCATGCAAAACTATTAACGAAAGCAGAATTGGCAAAAACAAAAGACGTGCCGATTATCGGCAGGCCGGAACTCAGACTGGATGCTGGCAGGATCAACCCAAAACTCGCCGCAAGCATGATCATTATTGGCGGCAGCGCCTTTGGGTTAAGCACTACGGCGATCAGCGCAGACGGTGAAAATACCGGCGGTATTGGTGATGCGTTATTAGGTTCAGCCATTGTCGGCATTGCGGCGTTGGCAGGTTACAAAGGTATTGGGCTTGCCGCCCGTGCAATCAAAAAAGCAACCGTGAGTCTCGAACAAGCCATTACCCGTGATGATCTGTTCAGAATGAGGCGCGGTAATATTGCTACCGGACAACGGCAGGTCTGGATAGCCTCGCAAGCTGTATTGGAAGAACTCCCGGACAAGGCATCACGCGCTAAAGTCACGCGCTGGATTGATGGCGATGACAGTATTAAGTTAACGGCAGAAGAACATGCAACCGCACAAGAGATACAGGGTTATTTCAGGTCGCTGGGTAATTTGGCGGAACGTGAAGGCATTATCAATGGTATGCTGGAAAACTACGTTACGCATTTATGGAAACGGGACAAGGGACTGATCGACAGATTATTACAAGCCGCAGGTGCAGGAAAATTCAAGTTCGGCAAGGAACGGACGATCCCCACTATCAAGGAAGGTGAAGCAATGGGATTGAAACTGGAAACGGATGATATTGCCGAGATCATGAAAACCTACGGTAACGCCTTACACGTTGCCGTACAGAACAAACGGATCATGAATTTACTCAAGGATGAAATTGCACCGGATTCCGGAAAGCCATTTATCATGGCTATCGATGATGCGCCGAAAGGCTACCAGACCATTAATGATGTGAAGCAGTTACAGGGTATGGCGGTACACCCAGATCTGGCGCCACCATTAAAGATGGCGTTTGGGACGTTTGATCCGCCGATGTGGTACCGCGGCATGTTAGCCTTGAACTTTGCCATGAAGCGATCATTGGTTGCGTTATCTGCTTTCCATGCCAATGCCCTTTTGGAATCATCACTCTTTTCCGGACTGAATCCAAAAAATATCCCCCGTTATGCCGATCAGTTAAGAACAGGTCAAGCCGGGGATATTGTTGATGAAGGACTGAAAGCAGGGCTCAAGATCGGCACGATTGAGGATGTCGGCACGGATATTTTTTATTCCAGCCTGAAATCAGCCCAGGAGTCGATTGATAAACTGGATGGTGTGTTTGGCGCGATAGTCAAAAGCACAGTCGGCACAGGGCTGAGATTGTTTGAAGGTGCTAACCGGAAAATGGATTATTTCATGTGGGACAGGGTAATGACTGGCGGGAAAATCGCGGTTTTTGCAAAGGAAATGGAAAAGGCATTATTAAATCCTGCAAACAAAGATGTTCCCAGAGATGTATTAGCCAGAGAAATTGCCGGTAGTGTTAATGATATGTTTGGTGGTCAGAACTGGGCGGCAATGGCAGAACGGTTCACCTCAAGACTCGGCAGGGCAGTAGCCTTTGATGCACTTTCTCCGAAGTCCAGAACCTTCATGCAATTACTCATGTTCGCCCCGGACTGGACGATCTCTAATTTGAAAGTCATTGCCAAAGCCATACCGGGCTTTGCGGAAAATCCAAGAGCACAGGCGCTGCATTTTAATTACTTTTTGAGGGGCGCAGCGTTCTTCGGGATTGTCGGTAACACGATCAATATAATGATGTCTGGACACCCGCTCTGGGAGAACAAAGAACCACTCATGCTGGAATTAGGTGACGGTAGAAAGATGCAATTCTCCAAGCAATTTATTGAGCCGTTCAAATGGGTACAGAAGCCTTGGCAGACCGCAGGCAGCAAACTCGGTATCATCCCCAAAGAAATGACAACACAAATCACTGAAAAGGAATGGATCAGCCCGTACTGGGCACCAAGAATGTTTGATGAGGACGCAGGCACCGCAGAACGAACATTCCACCGGGCACGTCATGCCGCACAGAACTTTGAACCGATTTTTATGCAACAGTTACACGAACAGGGCTTGGCTGAGGGTATCTCAGGATTTCTCGGTCATCCAATCTACGGCTACAAAAAATGACCATGTTAAAAATGATAGATACGTTATACTTCGGCAACCAGATTTTGAACCAGACTGAAACAAGGCATTAACTATGACCATAGCCAGCACTGCTATCCGCAAATCCTACACCGGCGACGGCGTTACTACAGCGTTTAGTTTCCCCTATCTTTTCCTCGCTAATGGCGATCTGACCGTCATCGAGCGCATTATTGCGACTGGTATAGAAACGGTAAAAACAATCACTACGCATTACACGGTAACAGGAGCCGGTGTTGCCGCAGGCGGCACTGTCACCGCCGTTACCGCCCCGGCCTCAACCGTGACCTGGACCATCTTGCGGGAACCAGCCATTACCCAACTCATAGATATTATTGAAAATGATCCATTGCCAGCGGAAACGGCCATTGAGGAACCACTGGACAGGTTGACCATGATCGCGCAACGCCTAGACGATCAAATCACCGGGACCGTGAGACTGGCTGACAGCTTTGACCCGGATGATTTTGATACTACATTGCCGGTATTTACTGCCGCTGCACAAACTATCCGTACCAATGCTGCAATAGATGGATTTGAAGCCGCTACCATTACCGGGGCCGGTACTATCACGATACCAGTGCCTGTTTCTCAAGGCGGCACCAATGCGATTACAGCAGCAGCAGCATTAACATCCCTGGGTGCTTTACCGCTCGCTGGCGGCACCATGACCGGCGACATTACCATGACCGCTGCTTCCATTATCGAAGCGGAAGGCGCTGCCGTAGCTTCAGTCGCTACTTGTAATATTTGGGCTACTGATGGGAATACGAGACATATCACCGGCAGTACCGGCCCGATTACCTCGTTTGGCACGGCCCCCCAAGCGGGCGCTTGGATGAAGGTGATTTTTGACAGCACACCCACACTTACCCATTCCGCCAATCTCAATATCGTTAATGGCGGTGTAGATATAACCGTAGTGGCGGGGAGTGTGGCTTATGTCTATGCCGATACCACAACGCAATTAGATGTGCTTTATCTGGGTGTCGCAACCCAAGCCGAAGCCGAAGCGGGGACGCAAAACGCCTCGTTGATGACGCCCCTGAGAACCAAACAGGCGATTGATGCACTGGGTTCCAGCATTACCATTCTTGCCGAACAAGCCCTGACCTCCGGGACTTCAAAAGATTTTACTATTCCATCTGGGGCGAAACGAGTCACCATCAATATTGTCGGCGGAAGCACGAATGGAAATACAAATTGGCAAATTCAATTAGGCGATGCCGGTGGTATAGAAGCCACAGGGTATTTGGGGTCTTGCCAGACTGGGCCAACTACTGCAATAAGCACCACTGCAATGTTAATTACAGCCAGTTATAGCGGGACGGGTATTTTGCACGGCTCTGTTATTTTGTCTTTAGAGGACGCCTCTGATTTTACTTGGGTTTCACATTCTACTACGAGCAGATCGGACAACGCCCAAGTTGATCTCGGAGCTTTTAGTAAATCATTATCCGCTGAATTAACAACCGTCAGATTAACCACTGTGACGCCAAACACTTTTGATGCTGGCGTGGCATCAGGATCGTCGGAGTAAATTATGTATATCGCGATAGTAAAAGTTGAAAATAACCGGATTGTAAAATTTCAAGAATATCCGACACAAGCCGAAGCACAGGCGCATGTGGATCGTTTAAAGGACAAGTTTCCCGATGCGTTTGCTTATGATAATGCCGCAAATACGCCACTACGTGATCTCTGGATTAAGGGGCAGACCATAACCGTTGTACCTGTAGTTAAAACAACGGAAGAACTGCGCCTTGAGGAATTAGAAAGTATCATCAAGGCAGATACCATAGTTAATTCTTTCAAGACCATGACCAACGCGCAATTTGATACATGGTGGGACGCGAATGTGACTAATGCGGCACAGGCCATTGGCGTCTTGAAACGCTTGACAAAATTGGTGATACGGAGATTATTGTAATGACACTGGACACTAAATGGCTTCCGTTCCTGCTTTCTGTATTTATTACAGTTGCGGCTGTCTCCGCTGGTTATGGTTCTTTAGGCTGGCGTGTGACACAAGCCGAAGGAGACATAGACAATATCCAGTCTGACCAAAAAAACATGGTCACCGATGAGAAAATGAAACTTACGCTGGAACCGATCAAGCAGAACATCATTTATACGGCGGATACAGTAAGAGAGATCAAAGCCTCTCAGGCCCGGCAGGAAGAAATCAACTGGAAGATATTAAAACAGCTTGAGCATCTCGGGGCCTCCAATACCACTGCCGATGCGCCGCATGTCGGTGGCCGGGCATTGATGCGCAGTACACGTGAGTACGAACCATGAAACCTGTTGAAGAAATCGCTCAAACTACGGCCACCGCTATTCTTAACAACCAGAGCGGGTTGACTGACTTTGAACTGGTGCTGATCGGCTTTGTTACCGGGATATTGCTGGTCGCGGCCATGTGGGTCATTTACTGGAAGTATAAATAATGGCTGAATTTTCCCAATCTTCCATTGCCAAACTAGAAACTTGTCATGAGGATTTGCAACGTCTGTTTTATCAGGTCGTAAATCATTTTGATTGCAAGGTGTTGGAAGGCCATCGTGGCCAAATTGCACAGAACATTGCGTTTGGTTCCGGCAATTCACAACTTAAATGGCCGGATGGGAAGCATAACAAGATACCATCTATTGCGGTTGATGTAATCCCTTATCCCGTAGACTGGAAAGACCGGGAGCGCATGTCTTATTTCGCAGGTGTAGTGAAGGGACTAGCCATCAGTATGAATATTAAAATCAGATGGGGCGGCGACTGGAATATGGATACACAAGTCAAGGACAACAAGTTCGATGACATGGTGCATTGGGAATTAATACTATGATTATTTTATCCGGGTAGGACTATGAAACGCCTGCTGCTATTAATCATAGCCGCACTCATTGCGCTTCCGGTCAGTCCGTTTGTCCTGGCCACAGTATTATATGTGACCTCACAATACGCGCATGGGGCGGTGGATTACACCGGGCGCACCCTGCGGATAGATGCTTGTGGATTGTTCGCTATGGATGTTATTAAAGCCACTGACCATCGTATCGCCGGTGCTGATATGGAATTGTTGATTAAGTCCATTCAATCGCAAAATGTCGCCGAGAGCATGAAAGAACGAGCATTCCAGGCCGTGCAGTTCGCGTGGGCGCATGAGCTAGTTGATACACAACTGGCCTATACACTAGCGATGGGTGCGTGTTTAGAACCGCGCACGGAAATGGCGCCAATGATGGAACCGTGGCGCACGAACCTGCGCACATTCAAAAATGCTTTATAAAAAGAGGTATTTCATCATGAGTAAACTCAATTTATTTTTAATCATTGCCTGTGTATTGGTATTGTCCGGGTGTTCCACCATGCCTGGGATATCCTGGTTGCGCCAACATTCACAACTGACTGACTTCAATCCGCAAAACTTTCAGGGTTGTACGGTAGCGGAATATGTGCAGCCGGTTGAATCTGATGCCGAGAAACCGGAAGCCTTTACAGTCAGATGGTGGGATTGTAAGAATAAATCATTCGTTGCTGGTGGAGTTGATTTAAATGGTGATGGAACACAAGATTTTACTTATACGGCCAGCGATGTCAAAGGTTCTACTGCGGCGGAAATACGAGCCAGTGTGGAAAAAGTATTTTCTGATAATGCGGTTGAAGTCACCCCGGCGATTGTCGATGGTATAGTCAATTCCTTACTTGGACGCGCAGCACTGCCACTACCCTGAATGAGATACCGCAAGGGCTATAAAAATCAGCTTTATGATGAGCCGGAGGTCTTTCAGTTAAAATATATCTTTCCTGAACAGGATATTATTACAAAACTTGGCACGATAACTACAAAAGGCGTGATGACTGTCTCCCCCTGGTTCGCCTGGGATGGTGCAAGCGGACTAACTTGGGACACATCAAATGTAGTGCGCGGATCATGCGGCCATGACTTCCTGTATGAATTAATACGTTTTGGATTATTGCCTTTCCACTTCTGGAAACTGGCAGACAAGGAACTTGATCAATGGTTAAAGGAAGATGGGACTGCGGCCTTCCGGCGCTGGTATTGGATGAATGGACTTGCTATTGCCAATGGTGATGCAGCTAATCCGAGAAACCAGAAGGAGATTTATATAGCGCCCTGATTAGTTGTCATTCTTATAAGACGGATTATAAGTCATGATCGCCTTTTCTACTACCTCATCACCATACAATTTAGTCATTTCATGAGGTAATCCGCAATGCCTTCTATCACCATCCTGTCCCGTTCCTCGCGCATGGCCTGTTGAGTTTCTAGGAAGGAGTCAAACTGGTTTTGTTTGTTCATAAGCCTTCTCAAATTCACTTCTAAAAAATAACTTGCTTCTCTCACCCCAGACAACGTAATCATCCTTAATACCAATAGTCTCAATAAATGGCGCATATTCACAATATAACGCCCCACCCAGTTTCAACGGACTATGCCAATGCCTTGCCACAATCGGCAACCAGTGGATATATTGCATGGGCAGATTGTCAGCCATTTGTTGCGCCTCATCAGACCAGTATTTAGGTTCCATTTTCAGCGAGTCAAGCGTTGCCTCAAGCCGGGCTGTATAATGCTCTTCTGCTTTATAGTCGAGATGGTTCATTTCAAATCCTCATTTTTTGAATTTTAATATTGTGTTTAATTCATGCATTTTTTCATATAACGGAAGGGCAAATTTTCTTGTGCTTTCATTATATGGATCGTAGCACGCCTCTGCCCATAATTGACCATAAACGTCTGACAACAGTTGATTAACACGTATATCCTGTTCTGTTTGCCTGAAATATTTTCCCCCGTTAATTTCTACACTTTCAATAGCTTCATTCATTTCAAATCCTCTTCAGTTATTTCTCCTGCCGCTAACCAGTATTTAATCAGGGCATTGGCTTTATCTAGTGGGGTGCTGAGTTTTAATAAATCATTCAACGCATTTGCTCTGGCCCAATTCCTAATATCATTAGGATCAATCTTATCCTGTTTTATTAAATCTTCTGACTGTTCTGTAAAACGTGTAACTAGCCTATCCAGCCACTGATTCCAGATTGGCTCAATAAAGTTGTGGTCTAAATAAATAGTGCTTACATAATCATCTACATTAGTAATAATAATAGGCTCATAATAATCAGCATCCTGTTGAATATTAATGGAATCTGGCCATTCATGCCTTGCGATAATAAGCAGGGATTGTTGTTCAGTGAGGTTCATGGTTGCCCCTTCCATAGCTTCATAAGCCCAATCGGTTCAAAATCAATTTCCATTTGGTTAAAATTTACTGGTATACCGGACAATGCTGCTGATAAAGTATTTAATGTATGCACTTCTTTCAAGACACGGTTATAATCATCAGAATCTTTATCCAGTACAATCAATACCGCACCGATTGCAGCTCTGAATTGTATATCTTCATCAGTGAACATATAATGATTACGCGCTCTGGAAAATGCGGCCTTGAATTTATCCTTCAGAGTTTTAGCAGCATTAATATCTTCTCTGGCTTCTGCTTCTATTATACTTATTGCAATGTTTATATCACTCATGGTTGCTCCAGTGCTTGTTTGGCGCGTTGACCTTTGTCTACAATGTCAAACTCAGCATAAAACTCCAACGCTTCCTTCAACCGCTTGATTTCTTCCTGTGCCTGAATGAGTTCGGTTTCGAGTTGACAACTCAATTCTGATAATCTATAAAATCCATCAACCGCATTTACGTCGGCATGTCTGATAGCATCAGTTCTCGGTGTCTTGCTCATGGTTGTTCCTCTATCGTCAGCTTCAACATCCGCTGCCAGTGAGCGATAGATTTATTAAGTGCCTGTGTTGGGGTCATTGTCTATTTCCTGTATCGGGCGGCTCTTTGTGACGACCTGCGATATCTCAGGACGCGCACAGAATTGAACTGTAAATCGATTAGGGCTTTCACCATAAGTTTTTAGACTTACCCTCTCACGTTGTTTGTCACATCGAGCCATTGTTCATAATAGGTCATTCAGGCGGCTTTCAGTCTATTAATACGCCTTGCTTTCCTTGCAGCTTTATTTGTCCGTTTGCGTTTAGCACGATCAAATCTTGATAGTGATGATTTGTGTTTGCCGGAATGAAATACACTACCAATATTCCACGGCATACTCATGGCCGATCCAATAAATGCTGCGGTCGCTGTTTTTTTACTGAGCTTCATCTCATCTCTCCTATATGTTCATTCAGGCGGCTTTATTTCTTCGCCTTCCGGCCTTCAAGGTTCTGGATCACGCGGTTGAGTTCAAAGGCATGGTCAATAATTGTATCAATCTGTCTCAATACATCTACAGATGGTACTATGTTGCCATTCTTCTGGCAGAAATTGCCTTTGCCATTTATCAGTAATCCGCATGGCATCAGATCAACAACCTTCTGTGCCATCTGTTTCAGTTGTTTTAATTGGGGGGCGGTCATTTTATATTAATTGTTCACCAGGTATTTCAAGTTCTTTTTTGCGCGTATTTTTTGCCGTTTCAAGTGCGGCTTTCTCATCCTTCGGTATTTTCTTCCAGAGTGCAGCGAGTTCATCCAGCGATTGTGCATTAATAATTTCATCGCGCCAGTCATGCTGCACAGCTTTACTGCCTGCCGCCCAGGCGACAATCAGTTTGCCGGATTCTTCGGTGATTTGTTGACCTAACGGGAACATTGCTTCAAATTCCGGTTCAAGTTTTTTAAGCATGACAGGCACCCCTGGATTTTCCGGCATAAGCAATGCGTATATCAGCATTTCATACCCAAACATTTTCTCACAAATAGGTTGCCAACCAGCATCAACTACCTGCATTTTGCCGTCATTGTCTTTCTGGAATTTAATTTTAGGTTCTGCCCGTAAACAAAATATAATTGGTACAGCGCATTGCATTATTCGATACATCAGTTTTTTATGTTTTTGTTTGGGCCCCTTCCATGCCAATGCAGTCAAACGTGCTGCCTTGTCTGTATCTCCTTTAGACATGCGTTCAAGGGCTTCTTCTTGCATATCAGTACAGCCGCCCTCCCCAAACCATTCATGAGATAAATTATCAACAATAATCGCTCCGTACTGGGCTTGTTCAGCGGCGTCAATAGCGCCTTTGAAGTTGTCAGGAGAATATGGTGCTTTTAAATCCATATGATCAAATTGATAACGGCTTTTTTTATTAAGAGCGCGTCTGTTCTCTGTATCTATCACGCAAAATTTGCCATTATCACCAACAATACCGCGTGCAATTCTCATAGCACTTTCTGTTTTCCCTGAACCAGTAGTGCCAGCAACAGCAAGTAATACGGTTTTGCTGACTAATTCATCTTTGGAAGGTTTGAAATGATAATTCATATATGTCTCCATAATTAACATTATTTAATATCATTAATATTTACCAATTCTTCATATTCAGCAAGTTGCCAGGAATTTGGCTCGGCATAGTGGATCGCCGGGTTATAGGACGGCCAGTTGCCGGATGACAGGCATTGTCCCCATAATTCCATCGCCCGTTCCACCTTGGCATCGGCAATGTCCCGGTAGGCATTGGACAGACTGACCAGCGAACAGGCATAGGGCGGTTCAATTTCCTGCGCCAGAAAAATGAACACCGGCATGAGATCGAATAGCCGGTAAATGCCGCGATTGTAAAATTCTGATTGCAGATCGTAACCCATACGCGGGATTTGCCGGATAAATACTTCCGGGGCCGCACTGTCGGTGGTTTTGTAATCCAGAATAATTTTATTATCGTTCGTCAACCAATCTGGACGCGCACGGCACCAAATATCTCCTTCTTGCCAAATGACCGTTTGTTCCGGTTTCCCGTTTTCAAAAATGCCTTTCAATTCTGTGGTTTCAATAAATTCATTGGCTGCTTTAACCATCGCCTTTAACGCAAAATCATGTTTCACCAGTATCGGTAGCAGGCCATTGGCCCGCGCCTCGTCCCGTTCTTCCTTGGCCTTCTTCGTGCGCCAATCGTCCGCCTCGATAATCGCTATTTTCGCCTGGTTACCTTCCAGCAATAAGGCATGGGCGGCACTGCCGAGATCGAAGCGCGAATTTTCCTCAGGCCGGTAATCAGGATTCAATTTCGGGTGCTGCATCCAGGCATGGCGCGGCGACTGATTTAATAATACTTTAGCTACGCTGCTTGATAGCGATGGTTCATCGCATGGATCGGCATGATAAACTTCTGCTGATATTGTATGTATCCCCGACGTCATGATTTCACCATGCCATCTTCAATGACAACCCCAACTTTACCGCTACCATCAACGCGTTCAATCCACACTTGATAATCAAGTTCATCGGCCATCTTTGCTATTGCCGCCAGACCGTCATCATCCAATAATGATCCATCCCGTATCCGGATAACCCGTAATTCAGGATTGGCGGCGATGGCTATTGCCAGCGATACTCGGAGTTTTTCCGCATCCGAGGCTTGATCAAAAGGTATGTTTTTATAAATTACCTGTCCATCACCAAAGCCAATATCGGGTATCGGCATACTGGCGCGAGTTATGGCGTCTGCTTTGGCCTGTTCTCTGGCACACATTTGTTCGGTTATAGACGTTGATTTATTCTCCAGTTCTTCGACTTGAGAAATAAGCATCCTTTTTTGTTTTAACGCAGCAACAGATCGATTTATAATCGCGGCCTTCTCAATATTTTGCCGCAATAAAACTGTGTCAACCGGCGGTGGTAATTCAGGCGCGGATTTCAATTTCTCATCATATTCGTCCGCTGCTTTAATTAAAGCCTTTGCTTCCACCATCAATTTTTCCGCTTGCTCGCGCTGTCCTTTGGCCTCTAATATTATACGTTCCCGGTTGGCTTTGCGTTGCTCTATCTGGGCATTGTATTCCCCGGCCTTTTGTAACTCATCCACTAACACAGATTCATCAACGAGTTCATCCGGCGTATTTGCTGGTATTATCATCCCATCAATTTGTGCGCGTTTTGCTTTGCTATCTCGATTTAAGTCTGTGCGCTTGGCATAATCGCCTTTGTTCAGCGCATCCAGTTCATCAATATCCACGTCCAATTTCGATATGCGTCTTAACTCATCAAATTGTTCGCGTGTTTCCATGCGCGAAAATGCGAGCGGGTCGAACGAGAGTTCGCCTAGCAATTTATCAAGCAGTGTTTGTGGGGAAGAGAATCGCGCCCCTTTGATGCTTTCTACGGTCAGCGTGCTCCCGGCCTCCGTAAATTTGCGTTCAACCACAATTTCACCCAAATCGAGACGGACCCGCGCCTTGTTTTCGCCTTTACGGATAGGTTGCGCCTGGATATGTTTAGTACCCGCAAGCGCCCACCAGATCGCATCGAGCACTGATGTTTTGCCAGCACCATTTTTCCCTGTAATCTGGACAAGATTTCCGTCAGGTGTAATTTCCACGGCAATCAAGCGCTTGATATTTTCGGCGGTCAATTTTAATATTTTCATTTCTTCTCCTTTATCTTGTATCTGGTTACGCGCCCGCAACGTGGACATTCAAATACACGGTAGTCATTTTGATCAGTGGATGTAGATGTAACATACGCTGGCCTTATCTTGACTCTACCGCGCCTGTGGCCCTTGAAATGGCAGATTAATTTTCCGAGTAGTTTATTCATGGTTGACAAGCCTTTTCAAATTCACGAATATAATCAATGACGGCCTCGCTGAATCCGTCAATATGAATCCATTTGCCGTAACCCACACCATTTTTGTTGGATGCGACATTAATCATATAGCCGCGACCAACCGGATCAGGTACACGGTCATGACTTTGTTCATCGGTAATAACAACAAGCCTGTCATATTCAATTTTATTCATAGCATGAACCGCCTCACCTAGATAGGTGCTGCTATGTTCTGTTGCGTTTTTCAAAGCATCTGCAAGAGCCATGCCTTGACGTGGCGGAACTTCGGCAAGTGAATCACTGAAAGCAAATACCCTAGTTTTTTCACAAACGCCAGCGGTTAATATTGCTACCGCATAAGCCGCATCACGACGCATTAAATCGGATTTCGCTGACAATGATGCGTCCATGCTGCCGCTGTTATCTACTAGAATAACGGTTTTACCACTAATGCGCTCAATTCCATTCATGGCTTGAAGCATCGCTTTGTCAATTTCAGGCTCCCACTGCGGCACAGCACGCGCCGCCGCAATAAAGCGAAACGGAAGGGCTTTACTATTCTTCGCACCTTCATGTAGAGAAGCAAATATCAGAGATTCGCCTACACCAGCATTCCGCATATTCCTTAAGTTGCGGAGTAATGCCAGATAGCCAAGTTTCTTTTCTGACAGGAGGCGTTCAAATGTTATTTTCTTGTCTGCGCCGCCGGATAGGGCGACTTCCCAAGTATCGGGTGCCGTTAAGGTTCCGGCGATAAGCTGTTTCCAGATTTGCGCTTGTTCCTCATTTTTGGGCTTGGCGTGGCACAGAAACAGCACGTCTCGCAATTTGATTTTGCCATCACGATTATATTTCGCCAGTTGATAACCATTGAATTTACGAAAGGCATTTTGCAGGCCGCGCTTAACCTGTGCGGAAAGGGGGCAGCGACCGTCCTTCCAATAAATTGCCAGAAATTCAGTTAATTCATCAGCGCGCTGAATAACACTGGCGATAGTTTTGCCAACCAGCGTTCCTCTTGTTTTGCCGCGTGCCAGTTCACGCGCCAGTAACAGCGGCACATGACGAAGTTTGAAATGGGTACGGGCCTCGATCGCAAGCGCCGCCAGTTCTTCCGGCTTTACTTTTTGACAAGCATCAGAAATGCGGGAGGTGATAGATTGTCCATCTTCATAAAATTCATTTTCCCATAACATACACGCCATCACAGAACGGCGTAATTGTTGCGATGGATTGATGTGTTTTGCTATCGCGCCTTCTTGAGTATAGATAGGATCGCGTTTTATATTTATCTTCGCCATATCATTTCTCCAAAGTAATGCGGGAATATTCGATTAGAGTTTTTCGTGCGCTGCCTTGCGGCCCGCTTCCGTTCGCCAAGTGAAGTATCTCTAATCTTCGCCACGCAAATTTAGCGCCCGGAATAAACGATTACTGTATTTTTCATTAGCAGTGAAGTAGCAGTAATCTTCGCCAAGGCAATTCTTCATGGTTGACAGTATGGACTTAATGATATATGGTTGTCAAGGTAAACTTGCAAATAAAATATGATCCGCTATACTGACATACTGAAAATGCGTAAAGCCCTGAAAAAAGCGATTAAAATAGCTGGCGGCGAGTCAGCGCTGGCGGAAAAGCTCGGGATGATCAAGACGACAAGGCACGGTAAAGTCCTCGGCGCAACCCGCCAGGGCGTCCATCAATGGCAGATAGCGCCACCGCATTGGGTGTTATCAATAGAAGCTGTGACTGGCGTATCCAGATACGCATTAAGGCCGGACATATATGGATCAAGCAATGAGTAAAGACTTCATCCTCAATCCCATGCCGGAAGCCTCACGTCAACGCGGATCAAAACATGGCGGCGTTCAGGCACACGCAAAAAAAAGACTGGATAAATTCATGCGGTGTCGGGTAAAATTAAATTCACATCATGGGAAAATGCGAATAAAGCCCTGCAACACGGCGGCCGGAAAAGAGGAAAGAAACAAAATATATATGCCTGCAATTTTTGCGGATGCTTTCATGCAGGTACAAAATTGACGAGGAAGATAAATGGTAAGGTGAAATGAACTATCTCCTCGCAATAGCCATGTACCTTTCCACACCTAATCATACAGACGAAATTTGTATGGAACTCAGTACCTATCAGGGGAACGTAACGCACATGACGATCGATACCAGAGACATAAAAGCACGATTACGCTTTACCCGATACGGCTATTCACTAGCCACTGATAATGCAATATATATTGGGAATAGGGACGAAGTGATAGACCAATTTCGCAGAGATAACTGCCAGAATGATTTTATTTAACTAGAGGTAGATATGAGCAACAAATCAATTGCTGAAACTATTACTATCGCGACTGTTAAATATTTCAAGGACCTGGATGGTGAGCAGCCAATCAAACTCTATGAATTATTCCTATACACCGCAGAAGGGCCTTTTTTACGAACGGTATACAAAGAGGCAGCATACAACAAAAGCAAAATGGCAAAGTGGCTTGGCATTAGTCGCGGGACTCTTCGTTCTAAGCTAAAATGGCACGGAATACTGTCCGCATGATTACGTGGTGATGAAATGATCCAATATTTTCACCAAATCAATCTCATTGAATGGTTGTATTTGATCGATTCGAAAATAACATGGGATGAGTGTAGAAAACAATATCAACAACCGCCGTGGTGTACTTATCCATATGCCGTTGATCCGATGGGGTGCTGGTCGCTGATCGGGCATCGGGTAACAGGAGAAGATTTTTGCAAAAATTGTGATTTATACCGGGCGCTATGAAAGCCAGACCCATCATATTTTCAGGTGAAATGATCCGGGCTTTGCTTGCGGGACAGAAAACGCAAACAAGGCGGGTTGTGAAACATAGACATGCCTATGAAACATCATTTGAAAAAATGACTAAGCAAGCCATTTCTGATCGATTAAACGCACCCGCCAGAATACTAGATTCAGAAGTCACAGAAGCAATTAAATATTTAATTAATAATTCACCATATGGCCAACCTGGTGATTTTTTATATGTAAAAGAGACGTGGTGCCCAGTTAATGATCGTGATTATGGCGGAGATTTATGGATAGATTATAGAGCTACGCCGAAATATGAAGCATCTCATCCGGCAGGCTGGGAGAACGCACCTAATGATGCCGAGGCGTTGAAATGGAAATCATCGCGTTACATGCCGCGCAAATATTCACGCCTCACTCTCGAGATAACCCATATCCGCATCGAGCGTGTGCAGGATATTTCAGAACAGGATGCGCTTGCGGAAGGTGTAATGTACTGGTTGGATTCCGTGTCGCATGAACAGCAAGCCAAAATATACAACTGCGGCATAGGCCCGATAGCCGTGTATCAAATGCTGTTTGAGAAAATAAATGGTATTTACTTATGGATACAAAATCCGTGGGTATGGGTCATTGAGTTCGAGGTCATCAAGAAAAATATTGATGAAGTCACACAACCATGACTTGTGATACCTGCACCAAGCAAGGTATTTATAATTTCGCCTGCGCGCATTGCGTGGCGCGGTTTATAAAATCGCTGCCGAAACATCATGTCAAATACTGGCGCGGTTATTTCACCCGCGAAAGGGGCGACGAATTTGTTAAACAAGTGAGGACACTGTTATGTCCAGAGAAATGAAAATAGGTGATATTGGCGTGCTGCAAAATCTAGCAAGTAGTAAACATTTAAACGGCATTATTGCTGAAATTATTGGTTATAATGGCGATCCTTATAAAGGTAAGATGATTCCGCGTGACTGTGATTATGGAGTGTGGCATCCATTGCCAAATTCATATGGTGAATTTACAGGAGGCGTCTTAAAACACCAAATCCGCCATCTCTCTGACCCAGATGCAAAGCAGCGTACAGAGCAGGAACAGGAATTAGTGACATGATGAGGAACAAGATTATGAAAAACATGAAAAACGGCGATCTGCTACACACATTGACTAATCTGGATGAGGAATTGAATAACGCTGTCGCCGGATTCAAGTGCGGCTTCTGGATCGGATGCGCTGCGGGTATTGTAGTATCTGGCGTGATCATCTGGGCGGTATGGGCAATATTGTAAAATGATTATTGTTGCCAAATACGAGGGCAAATGTCCGCACTGCGGTTTGCAAATCCATATCGGCAATGAGATTGACTGGCACAAAGGCGCAAAAGCCATCCATGTTGAATGTTTGCGCAAGATTGAAGTGGCCGAAAACAAGGCCATCAGGCATGACTATCCGGCAAGCTGGGGCAAACAACCCGGCGTAGATTACCCGGAACCAAAAAGAAGCACAGCTAAAAAGAAAATCACGCCGCCATTTGTGGATGATGAATTAAATTTTTGATAAAGACCACAAGATAATGCGTATTCTCGCGCTTGACTATACAACCTATAGATTATTTATATTTTTATAAACATAATTTTTATAATTACATCTCTAAAAAAATAAATGCTATCATTCGCTGTATTAATCTAAGGAAATTATGAATATTCTCGCTTTGGATCAGGCCACCGTCACTGGCTGGGCTATAAGTTATGATTTATATGGAGAATGGGATTTTAGCACACGAAAAGATGAGAGCGAGGGGATGAAGTTTTTGCGATTTAAAGCAAAACTTGCAGAAGTATGTGCTCTTGAAAAGATTGATTTGGTTGTTTATGAACGTCCGGCTGGTTTCCATGTAAATTCAGTTATACATAGTGCAAAATTAGTAGCGATTATCGTTACTTTTTGTGATGAAAATAATATTAATTACAGGGCATATTCTGCATCGGAAATAAAAAAACATGCAACCGGGAAAGGCAATTCAGGCAAAGAAAAAATGATCGCCTCGGCGGAAACAAAATTCAACAAACAAAATTTATCGGACAATGAAGCCGACGCATTATGGTTATTGGATTTAGCGCAGAGGGATTATAAATAATGACGATTGACGCGGAAGAAGTAAAAAAAAACTGTGATTTAGCCGCTATCGTCGGGCACTATACTCCCCTCGTTAAAAAAGGCCGCGAATACGTCGGCCGCTGCATCGCCCATTCGCCGGATGAGCACCCCTCCATGTATGTCGTGCCGGATAAGGGTTTTGTCCATTGTTTTAGCTGTGGGTTTTCTTCAGATATTATTGGTTTCATAATGGAGGTTGAAAGTCTGGATTTCGAGGCGGCATTAACCCGGCTCAATGGTGACAGCCCACAATGGCAACCGGCGATCTCGGTGCCCACAGCGCCGCCCCCGCCGGAACGCATTACCAGCAAGCCGCCTGCCGCTGCGCCAACGCCCAAAATGGGCATGGAAGGATTTGGCGAACCGATCAAGATTTATCCATTCAAAGACAGCGAAGGGTCGCTGATTATGTACGAGGCCCGCTATGACGTGTCTGATCCAAACATGAAGGCGCGGCAATGGACGTGGGGGCGGCGCGGCGATAATCCCCCAGCGTGGGCCTGTGGCATGTACACCAAGCCGCGTCCGCTCTATGGGCTGGATCGGCTCGCACAACGGCCGGACGCACAGGTATTGGTGACGGAAGGCCCGAAAAAGGCCGATGCCGGTAAAAACCTGTTGCCGTCCTGCGTCTCCATCAGTTGGGCTGGAGGCTGGACGCATTGGGATAAATACGACTGGCTGCCGGTAGCCAACCGCAAGCTATTGCTCATGCCGGATGCGGATGATGTTGGCTACGCGGCCATGCAAAAACTCGCTAATCTTTTATCTGATCCGGCGGGCCTCGGTTGTGCCGTGCGGGTGGTTGATATGAACCGGATGCCGGAAGGATATGACCTCGCCGATTTTGAAAAAGACGGCTGGGACACGGCGCGGCTCATTGAATGGGCAAAACCGCGAACATCAGACTATATCCACATCTCCCTGCGAAAAGAACCGCCAAATCAGGCCGTGGCTGAACGGGGTGAGGAATCCCCTCCCATTGGTATGGCTGAAAAACCGGTCAAGCCAAAACGCCAAAAAAAGCCGCCGTTGACGGTAGTGGGCGGCACTAGCAGCCTCGCCGAGGAACTGGATACAGAAGAGGTGCCACTCCAATACAGCGAAGATGGGGTCGCGGGTCAGTTCGTGGCGTTGCATCACGATCAATTTCGCGTCTGCCATGAATGGGGCTCCAGTTCCAAACCCATGTGGCTGGCGTGGGACGGGACACGCTGGAAACGGGACCGCAACCGGGTCACGGCGATGCAACTGGCGAAGGACCTGGCAATGGGCCTCAAATATCAGCCGGGGGCGGCAGGGTTGTCGCCCGCTGTCAAGGATAGATTTGAAACCATGAAATTCAAAGGCGCTTTTCTGGATTCAGCGAGTTTCGACCGGCACTTGGTCGCATCAGCGGAGACGTTTGACAATCACCCGCTATTGCTCAATACGCCACAGGGCACCATTGATCTCACTACCGGGCTGATGCGCGGACACCGGCAGGAGGATTACCTCACCTATCAGACAACGATTTCCCCAGCACCGGGGCCGACACCCCTATGGGATTCCGTCCTGGCGTTTCCGTCCGGCTGTGATCCGGCGATTGAAGCCTACCTGTGGCGAGCGCTGGGCTATGGCGCGTTGACCGGCGACACCCGCGAGGAGGCCCTGTTCTTTTTGCGTGGTAATCCGGGTTCCGGCAAGTCCACGATGATCAATGCACTGGCCGATATTATGGGCGATTATGCAGTCAATATCAGCATGGATGCGCTGATCGAGCAAAAACATATGCGCCATCCGCAGGAGATTGCCAAACTCGAAGGCAAACGCTTCATCCACGCCAATGAAACGCAACAGCACCGGCGCTGGAATGAGGCGCTCATCTGCAAGCTCACGGGCCGCGATGTGATCTCCGCTCATTTGATGCGCATGAATGACACCGAATATAAGCCCACCGGCAAAATCTGGATACACGGCAATTACACCCCGCATTTAAAGAGCGTCGAAGGTGGCATTGCGCGGCGGCTGCACCTGATCGAATATCATCAACGGGCATTGCCGGAAGCGGAACAAGACAACACGCTGAAAGACCGGCTGCATCAAGAATATCCGGCGATACTCCACAAAATGATCCAGGGCTGCATGGACTGGCTGCAAATTGGCCTCAAACGCCCGCCGGAGATTGCCCAGAATGTACAGGAATATATGGAGGATGAAGATATGTTGGGCGCCTGGTTTACGGACTGTTGCGATAAATCCAACCAGGCCGAAGCCTCTACCAGAGAAGCGCACAAGAGCCTGAAAGAATGGGCTGAACATAATGGGGAAAATATCCAATACCTGCCGTCGCCCAAGAGATTTACGCAGACGATGAAACAGCGCGGTTACGCCATCAAGCGCGGTGGCGCAGGTAATATTTTTATCGGCTTCGCGCTGAAAGACGGGCCCCGGCAAGTGGAGGAGGATTTACCCTTGCCGGAGGTACCGGCTGATTGGCAGGACCGGTTTTAATTCCTGGGAAAATAAGCCCATGTACAAATTATTGACTTTTTGAGCCATCGCTTCACTCTTAGCAATCTGCCATCTGGTAATGATTGCCACAATTCTATTGACCCAGGATATTCCTGGAAACCTTGATCATCACATGCCTCAACTATGGCGTTTTGTTTTGAATTACATACAAGTACGGCCTTGATTTCCCGCGGGTTAACCAGATCATTGAGTGTTAAATTTTGCATCTATCCTCCATACATCGGTCAATTGACCGGCACTGCCTTGACACTCGTTACCGAGCGGAAAGACAAACCGGCGTTGGTGAGTAAATTGGATACAGCCCGGAACGCATCGGTATCCTGTTGTACTACACAATGCACCGGGCCATTGAATAAGCGGTAAGTTATCAAGTATTTTTTCATGATCTGCCCTCCACTTTTTGATCAGTTACGCGGTTGCCGCCCGTAACAGGATGCGTACTCCAGTAATTCACCCCGTGAAACAGCTTCAATGAGCATTGCCTCTTTTACATTGCGCAATGCAAAGGGCAATGCAGATTTGCCAGTAAACGGGTTGGTTAAAAGCGCCCTGTAGTAAGCACACATATATTCAGGTATCCCGGAATAATCCGGTGCCCATGTATTATCATCCAGGTTAGTCATTGTCCGATCCTCCTACAGGTTATCGGGTTAAGCTCCCCTCACCGTATCAGGGTGAGGGGAGCGGTGTATTTATGCTGGGGTGATATCGCTGTAAACGCTAAATTGATTTCCGGCCTGTTTGTGCGCTTTAAAAGTCGCGCCGCGAATACCTCTTGTGGCCGCATCAACCGTTTTTAGTTGCAATCCGTAAAACGGGCTATTCCCAAAAAACATCCGTTCTGAGTATTTTTCTGCTGCCTCTATTGCCGATGAGGCTCGCACACGTACTTTTTTTGACAAATATGTAATATAATATGTATTCATTTCATCCTCCTCAGGTTATGGTTGCCGCTAGCAGCGGCCTGTAATTTAATCGTTAACAGCTCCATTAGATTATTTGGCATGTCCCTGCGCCCTTTGCGCCACATGCCGACGGTATAAGCCGACACTGATAGCATGATCGCCACTTGCTCATCCCTGAGCTGGTGGTCCTGCATGAGTTGCGCGAGGGCGGTCATTTTAATAAACGGCATATTCTGTATGTGAGTTCACATTTTGAAAAATGCCACCTGAGCAGTGATTTAATACGGCCTTTTATCGATCTTTGGCTCAGTAGTGCATTATGCAGATTATTTATTATCTGGCTGCGGGCGCTTAAATCGGCTGGTTCCGGGTGCATAGCTATCAATTTCAATTGATCATCATACACGCGGAATGGTGATAGTGTGGTCATACGGCCTCACCTAAATATCTAGGCATGTCAGATATAGCTTCATGGATGCCACGATGCTTTCGTCTGCTATCTGGCTATCACCCCTACTTTTTGCCGTGCATAACGGCAGTTTTCCCATAATGCGTAAACCGGGATACTCATAGCACCATTATATGTATTGCCAGCTTGTTCTAGCAGGCCAATAGCTTCATTCAGGGTCATTGTGCGCTGCATGATATTACCTCCTATTTATGGTACATCCCGCACTGCACCATATAGATGCAGTGGACGGATGGATCACTTAATGCCGTAGAACTCTTTGAGAGTCAGCAGCAGATACTCGGCGTCATTGATAGCATCTACCGGATCGCGCTGTTTGGCGGACTCCAACGCGTCGCGCAACCAAAATGACATTGTGGCTGTATCTGTGCTCTCGTTGTAGCTGGTATGGTCTCCGTATGTGTTTAGCATGATCTGATCTCCTCTATTAACTATATCTAATCCTAGCATAGATATGGCGATATGCAAGGCGAAAAGCATTTATTTTAGCAATATATTTTTATCGTCACGATTAGCAAAATCTATCAAAATCGAAAAAACAGCCTATGCCTGGATATGCCCCGGGTGCGTACGATCGCGCTCGGGCAGTTATGGAGGCCGGTAGCAGTGGCCTGTGCTGCTTTAAATTCTGCAATCATGTTGTTTATTTGTATATTTTCTATTGTATCAGCGGCCTTAAGTTTTAACTGTAACAATTCTATAAGACTGTCAGGCATTTCACGCTTGCCGCGTCTCCAGGCACTTACTGTATAGGCTGAGACTGACAGCAATTTGGCCACATAATCATCACAGATGACGAGAATCAATCAATTGCCTGAATATGTGATTCCCATAAAAGATTTGTTAACGGAAACATAAGTGATTGATAATGCAGGGATTATCGTTATGCGGATAAAGTGTCACTATCTATCACAGTATCGCGCAATGTTACACACATGTACATACCCTGGCACAATCTAACACGGCGAAATCCATACTTACTGACCATAAGTCTGGAAAACAGGTTGATGGACAGGTTGGCCTGGTTAATCTCGCAATGGACTAAGCAAGACTGATAGAGATCGCGCACCCTGGTTCTGGCTAAGTCGTTCTGTTGGACGAAAGTTGATACCCATTCTTTAGGTGTCATCATGGTAATGTCCTCATATCATTAGATAATATTTAAATATATCACAATGCTACATAATGCACAAGTGTAGGATTAGTGTAAGATTTATAAATCCTACACTACAGATGTCGTACTGTAACTCATTGAATTATAAGGACGAGTGTAGGATTTTACGACAATAATGATAGATGTATGATTGTGATAGTTCAAACCATTAACGTGCTGCGCGCGCGCGGGCGCGTGAAAGAGAGGAACTGTTCAAAGTATCACAATCTATCATCTATCACTACACTATTCTACACCATACACAATCATACATTCGGCCAATTCATTATCCGGACAATCTATCATCATCTATCATTAATATGAGTGTACCAGCTACACTAAGTCCCTGGCCTAGTGCCCAGCTTGACAAGATGATGCAGTGCAATCAGTAATCAGGCACCACTAGTAAACGGATGTTATTGATTTATATAGATAAATAATCCTATTTAACATAATGTTTATTATACGTAGTACGATTCGGCGATAGTGAGTGTTTACTAATCGACCCCATATTTTTTCAGACAGACCCCGGCCCCCCAAAAGTTTATGCGTCCGCGAAATTATAGGGGCAGGTCTTAATAAATTTTCCACGTTTCAATTCTTTTGTTGCATTGAATCATTGTTTTCTTTATGGGCAGGCGTTATACTTATCTTGTTGCACAATGTCACTCCTACGTTGTAATCTTGCCGCCAGCCAAACCTCCTCTTGTGCTGGCGGTTTTTTTTGTCCATACTCGGGTAATAGACAAGGCTGAATCCATCTGCGTCACCCATAGGAGAGACTAGCACTAATGACTAACATAGACATAAAAGAAAGATACAACAAAAGTCCGGCGCTGGATGTATTGGATGATATTAAAAATATTAATTTATTTACTAAAGCATACCCTGGCAGGTTCGCCAGAATCGCGGCTGAGTTAGTTAAAACAAGACTTCATTGTCGCGATGCTGGAAAATTATAAAATTTTTGCCGAATTTGACAAGATAGTGGTCAGCTTAGAGCCGCATCCGGCCGGGCTGATAGTGACGTTTCTGGGCGGCGAAATGATTTTAATCCCAAATGCCCTGCTTGAGGCGTGTTCGCAGACCGTGCATTGATGGCCGCCACCACGCTCACCCTGCAAGCAGTCCGGCAACGCCGCGAGGAACTGGCTGAAAAAAATAATTTCCCGGTCATCCCCGATCATCTGGGGCCGCTGCAACGCCTTGAGTTAGTCAAGCAAGACCCGAATTCCATGAATATCATCAGCCAACGCGTCATGGACGGGGAATCGTTGAAGCAAATTGCGGAAAGTTGGGGTCTGCCGGTGCGCCCGTTTTGTCAATGGGTGGCGGATGACCCGGAACGCGCCATGGAATACGATGCCGCGCTCAAAATACGGGCGGACGAGTATTATCACGAGACGATATTGATTGCCGACGCCTGTGATGACAAGGACGCCGTGCCGGTGGCGCGGGTGCAAATGGATGCGCGCCATAAATTCGCCGGAAAACTCGATAAAGAGCGGTTTGGCGATGAAAATCAGGGCAAAGGCGCGGGCAATTCCATCATCATCAACATTCAAAGCCTCAATCCGCCGCCAGCCTGCGCGCAACCCGTCATTATTCAGGCGGAAACGGAAGAATTGATCTGATGGCCGATCTCGTTATTGATTACAAGCCACCGGGGCCCGTCGCTGAGCGTTATCTGCATGATGATGCGTTTATTTGCGGCATACGCGGCCCCATTGGATCCGGTAAATCCACTGCTTCCATCATCAAACTCATCAAAAACGCGCAGACACAGACGCACGGGCCTGATGGCTGGAAACGCAGGCGCACGGCCATTATCAGGAACACGATGCCGGAATTAAAAACAACGACCATCAAATCGTGGGAGCAATGGATGCCGAAAACTATCGGCCATTGGCGCGACAACGGCCCGCCGCGCCATTACATCAAAGACCTGCGCAATAAATTCGAGTGGGAGGTGTTGTTTGTGGCGCTGGATTCGCCGGAGGACGTGCATAAAGTCCTGTCCATGGAATTGTCCGATTGCTGGGTGAACGAGGCGCGGGAAATCCCGAAGGCCGTCATTGACGGATTGACGGAACGCATCGGGCGCTACCCGGCGGAACGTGATGGCGGGGCGGCCAATGTACAGTTATTGATGGACACCAATTCGCCCGATACCGAGCACTGGTGGTATTGCCTCGCCGAACAGGACCAGAGCACGGAACGCAACCGGCAGATGTTGGCCTCCATGCACAAGGCTGAAGATGAATTGCGGGCCGTCCATGTGTTGAAAGAGGACCAGAAATTGATGTCGTTTTATGCGCAACCGAGTGGGGTGTCCGCACAAGCAGAAAATATCGGCAACCTGCGCAAAGGTTATTATCAATTCGCCCAGGCTGGCAAGACTGAAGATCATATTAAAATTTACGTCCACGGCGAATACGGCTTTTCGATGGACGGGTTGGCAGTGCATCCCGGCTACCGCGAATCCACCCATTGCCGCGAATTCCCGCTGATTAAAGGCTTGCCCATACGGGCGGGCGCCGATTGGGGTCTGACCCCGGCGGGCGTCATCACGCAAAGATTGCCGAATGGCCGCTGGCTGGTGCATGATGAATATACCTCGGAGCGCATGGGCATCACCACCTTCGCCGAAGAATTTAAACGCAAACTCTCCACGGAATACGCTGACTTTCCCATTGCGAGTTTCAGCGGCGACCCAGCAGGCGACGCCATGAACCCGGACGAAAGCACCTGTTTTTCCATCATGCGCGCGGCGGGCTTCAAGAATTGCAAACCGGCGCCGACCAATGATCCGACGCGGCGGCGTGAGGCGCTGGATTTTCTATTGCGCACTATCATCGACGGCGAACCGGCCATCCTCATTCACCCACGTTGCAAGATGTTGCGCAAGGGACTGATGGGCGGCTACCAGTTCAAGCGCATCCAGACCACGGGCGATCATTTTCGTGACGTGGCTGACAAGAATATTTTTTCGCACGTGGTCGAGGCGTTGCATTATGATTTGCTTGCGGCGGGGGAAGATCGTAATGTAACATTGGGCAAAGGCCCGCATGGAATGAAAGTGATGAGCTATAATACCGATTATCCATTATTCAGTTAGGAGACGCCATGGGATTTTTATTCAGCAAACCAAAAGCACCCCCACCCCCACCCAAGCCACCGGCGCCGGACACCTCCGCCGAAGTTGCCCGGCGGATGCAGGAAGCGGCCGCGCTGGAACGTAAAGCCAGGGGCCGCGCTTCGACTACACTCACCGGGGGGCAGGGGTTGCTGGATGACGAATACTCCGCTAAACGTATTCTTTTAAGGCAATAAAATGGCATTGCCTAAAAACGCGGAAGAAGAAGCTGATAACATCATCCGCGAATTCGAGCAGGCGAAAAGCAACCGCGCCAACTGGGACAGTCATTGGCGTGAAATCGCGGAACGTATCTGGCCGTCACAATGGACGGCCTTCGCTGCCCAGGGCATGCTGTCCACGACCGGCGAAAAACGCAACCGCGAGGTTTATGATTCCACTGCCGCCATTGCGCTGACCCGTTTTGGCGCGATCCTCGATTCTACCATTACCCCCCGCAACGAAATCTGGTCGCGGCCGGTGGCGTCGCTGCTTGAACTCAATAAAAGCCGCCGCGTGAAACTCTATTTTGATGAGATTAATACGGCGTTGTTTAAATACCGCTATGCGCCAAAATCAAATTTTGTCAGTCAAAATCAGCAAGGCTATAAATCACTGGGGGCCTTTGGCTCCGGTCCGATGTTTGTAGACCGGCTGTCCGGCGAACCCGGCATCCGTTACCGCAATATCCATCTGTCGGAGATTTATTTTTTCGAGAACCATCAGGGCATCGTGGACAAATGCATCCGTTATTTCGCATTAACTCTACGCCAGATCGAACAACGCTGGCCGCAACAATTACCGGACAACCTGAAAAGCAGATTGATTACCCACCCGGAAGATAATGTATTTTTACTGCATTGCGTCAAGCCGCGTAAAGAATATGATCCGGCGCGGCGCGATAACAAAGGGATGCCCATCGCTTCTTATTACGTCCTGATTGAAGGCAAAAAAATCATGGAAGAAGGTGGCTATCAATCCTTCCCCTATGCCATATCCCGCTACGAACAAGCGCCGAACGAAGTCTATGGCCGTTCTCCGGCAATGGATGTCTTGCCCGCCATCAAGACACTGAACGAAGAAAAGAAAACCCTGTTAAAGCAGGGTCACCGGCAAACTGATCCGATATTGCTTACCCATGATGACGGTGTGCTGGATACGGCGAGCCTCCGGCCCGGATCGGTAATTGCCGGGGGCATGTCGGCGGAAGGCCGCGCCCTGGTCGGCACGCTCCCGATCGGTAATATCGCCGTCTGCAAGGAATTGATGGACGATGAACGGGCGATCATCAACGATGCGTTTCTGGTAACATTATTCAGAATTTTGGTGGACTCGCCACAAAAGACGGCGACCCAGGTGATCGAGGAAGCGCGTGAGAAAGGCATCTTGCTGGCCCCGGTGCTGGGGCGCCAGCAAGCTGAATACCTGGGGCCGATGTTCGAGCGTGAACTCAATGTACTGTCCGAACAACGCCTGATCCCGCCGATGCCGCCGGAACTCATCGAAGCCCGGGGTGAATACAAGATTGTGTTTGATTCGCCATTGTCGCGGATTCAACGTAGCGGCGAGGCGGCGGGACTGATCCGCTCGATGGATGCAACACTGCGCATCGTCGAAGTGACGCAAGACCCGACGCCATTGGATCATTACGACTGGGACACCATTATCCCGGAAATGTCCGATATCAACGGCGTACCGGCGCGCTGGATGCGTTCCGTCGAAGCCATTGGCGCCATCCGCGACAGCCGTGAACAGGCCAAACAGGCGGCGGAATTGTCGCAAGCCTTGCCCGGTATTGCCGCCGCCATGAAGGGTGGGGCCGCACTCGCTAAAGCATGACCAACGCTGTTGAAATCGTAAAAAACTTTCTCAAGAACCGGAGACAGGCGTATATTGCTACGTTCCTCGGCACGGGGGCAGATGGCGAAGCCGTATTAAAAGATCTGGCGCGTTTTTGCCGTGCCAATAGAAGTACGTTTAATCCTGATCCATATCTTGCTGCCAGACTGGATGGCCGTAGGGAATGTTGGTTAAGAATAATGGAACATGTAAATTTAACAGAAGAACAATTATATAAATTATATGGCAGGAATATAGATACTTGATTGTTCCACGATTGACAATAGGTTACTGTCAACATGAGGGAAAGATTACCCAAGAATAGTGGTTTATGTTCGCGTTGTCATGGCCCAAGAAGTAATGCAGAAAAGAGATATTGTAAAACATGCCATGCAGCATGGATGCGCGAACATAGGCCAAAATATAGTGATTTAACTGATGAACAAAGGCAGAGGTCAAATGCCAGAGCTTATGCCCATGTTTACCGAGACAGGGGAAAACTAATAAAGCAATCTTGTGAACAATGTGGTGACGAAAACTCTCAGATACACCATGATGATTATTCTAAGCCACTTGAGATTAAATGGTTATGCCGTAAACACCATTTAGAATTACACAGCAACCGAAGATCAGTTGTATAAACTTTATGGGAGAAACATAGATGACTGAACCACTCGTAGCCGCATCCGCGACAACTACAGCAGAGAGTATTACACAAGACACCACCACCACGGCCACAGCCCCCGTCTGGACGGACGGACTGCCGCAAGAAACACTCGGCTTTGTCGAAAAGAAAGGCTGGAAAGGGAACGCCGATGTGATCACCAGTTATCAGAACCTTGAAAAACTCCACGGCGTCCCGGCGGAACGCATCATCAAACTGCCGGAAAAACTCGAAGGCGCGGAGATGGACGTTATTTATAACCGGCTGGGGCGACCGGAAAAACCGGATGGCTACAAAATTCCGGTGCCGGAAGGCGAGGATGCCGCTTTTTCCAAGACCGCCGCGACCTGGTTTCATAAACACGGTCTATCGGCAAAACAAGCGGAAGGACTGGCAACGGACTGGAATGATTATGCCAAGACCATACGCGAGGGCGAAACGCAAAAATCGCAAACCGCCGCCAATGAAGCGGTTGCCGCTCTTAAAACCAAATGGGGCGCAGCTTACGAGCAGAAGACGAAAATTGTCGATCAGACGGCGACCTCGCTCGGGCTGACTAAAGATGATTTGCTGGGCCTGCGTACCGCGCTGGGGCCGGGGCGGGCGATGGAGTTTATCTATAATCTCGGGACCAAGATGGGCGAGGCGGATTTTATTACCGGCGAAACTGCGCCTGATTTCGGTTCTGGCATCCTGACCCCGGAACAGGCCAAACGCAAAATCGGCTTATTGCGCGAAGATACTGACTTTGTGAAGCGCTATACCTCCGGCAATGTACAAGCCAAGCTCGAAATGGAACAGCTTTCTAAATGGGCTTATCCGGATCCGGTTTAAAGCAAAATAAATTTATTTATAACTGTGTATGAAAACATGCTCTTGTTGTGGCGCAATTAAATCATTTACTGAATTTCATAAATGTGAAAGAGGGATAGGCGGAGTAAGGGGTGATTGTATTGTTTGTTTTCGTTTAAAGGCGGCTATTAGACATAGAAAAAAACCATCAATAATGCGAGCAAGAGTCGCTGAATGGAAAAAAAATAATAAACAAAAAGTCAATAATCAGCTAAAAAAATATAGAGATGCGAATAAAGGAAAAGTGGCATTTGCCATAAAAAGATGGGGCATGAAGCATCCAGAAAAAGCACTTGCAAAGACTCGGAAGTATGTACTTTAGTAAACCCAGCGCCAGCAAAGGGTTACAGAAGGGGTAATTTTTAGTTATCCACAGGGCCTATTTAGGCCAGCCGTCTTTCGGTCGTTTTTTCTTGAGGGCGTTTTGAAC